ATGGCTGTTGAAAAGAAAGATATCGAAGACGTCGCCGAAGCCCTGGGCAAGAAGTTCGACGAGTTCAAAAAGACCAACGACAAGCGCATTGACGGCTTGGAAGAAGAAAAGGGCAAGCTGTCCGGCCAGGTCGATACGCTCAACGAAAAGCTGGGCGAACTGGACGAGCTGAAAAGCAACTTGGAAAAAGAGCTGCTGGCTCTCAAGCGCCCAGACGGAACCGGTACCAAGGCGGCCAGTGAGCACAAGGCCGCGTTCATGCAGTTTGTGCGTAAGGGTGTCGACGCCGGGCTGGGAGAGCTGCAAGCCAAGGCGCTGCAGATTGGTGTTGAAGCCGATGGCGGTTATGCGGTTCCGGAAGAGCTCGACCGTACCATCATCGAGCTGTTGCGGGATGCATCGCCGATGCGCCAGGTGTGCGGACAGATTACGGTTGGTACCGAGGACTACAAAAAGCTGGTTAGCCTGGGCGGCGCCGGTTCGGGCTGGGTCGGTGAAACCGATGCGCGCCCTGCAACTAGCACCCCGACCTTGGCGCCACTGTCGGCGTTCATGGGCGAGATCTATGCCAACCCGCAAGCCACGCAGAAAAGCCTGGATGACATGTTCTTTGATCCGGAGAAGTGGCTGAACGACGAAGTGTCGCGCGAGTTCTCCGAGAAGGAAGCCAATGCGTTCCTGCTGGGCAACGGTGTCAACAAACCCAAGGGGTTGCTGGCTTATGAAATGACACTGGAAGTCGATAAGGTTCGCGCTTTCGGCAAGCTGCAAAAGTTGATTTCTGGCGTAGCGGGTGGCATCACCGGCGACAAGTTGATCGACTTGGTGCAATCGCTCAAGGCCGGCTACCGCCAGAACGCCACGTTCATGATGAACAACCTTACCGTTGGCATGGTGCGAAAGCTCAAGGATGTGGAGGGCAACTACCTGTGGCGTCCGGGCCTGGAGTTGGGTCAGCCGTCCAGTCTGTTGAGCTATGGCATTACTGAAAACGAAGACATGCCCGATGCGGCGGCGGATGCCAATGCGGTCGCGTTCGGTGACTACAAGCGCGGTTACCTGGTCGTGGACCGCATCGGTACCCGCGTGCTGCGCGACCCCTACACCAACAAGCCATACGTTGGCTTCTACACCACCAAACGTGTCGGCGGCATGCTGGTCGACTCTCAGGCTGTGAAGGTTCTGACCCTCAGCGCTGCGTAATCGTGGCGGGCGTCTTCGGGCGCCCGTTCACCGGAGGATGTATGCCAATTATTTCCGTGAAGAAGCCGTTCCCGTTCGCAGTGGACGGCAACCAGGTAGTTGAGATCCAGGCTGGCGAGCAGGAAGTGTCGGAGCGCTGCGCTCTGGTAGCGGTTGAGCATCTGGGCGTGGCCGAATATCTCGACAGGCAGTTGCAGTCAGTTCTGCGCGAAGATGGCCCAACCCTCGCCGAGTTCATCGAGGCTGGGTATCTGGCGTCGAACTATCCACCTGAGGGCTATGCATCGCGCAGCTCGCAAGAAGAGATCGAAGCAGCAATCGAAGCGCAGAAAGAGGCAGAGACCGAAACCGACCCGCTCAAGATGACGGTACCCAAGCTGAAAGAGTGGCTCGCCGCTAAGGGCATTGCTTTCGACCCCTCTGCGAACAAGCCTGCACTGCAAGCTCTGGTGCCGGAAAGTGATTGATCTCGCCATCGTGAAGGCGCACCTGCGCGTTACTCACGATGAGGAGGACGATCTGATTCAGGGCTACGCGGAAGCAGCCCTGGATACCTTCGAGCTCTTGACCAATCGCAAGCTGATCGAAGCGGGCGGCACGCTGCCTGATCCGGTCGGGAAGGCACTGCTCATCACCAAGTCGATTCGGCAGGGTGCCTTGCTGTTGATTGGACATTGGTACGCGAGTCGTGAAGCGGTAGTGGTCGGGACGATCACTGCTGAGCTTCCCATGGCTACCAATGCACTTTGGGCACCACACCGTTGGGCGAACGTATGAGAGCCGGTCCTTTGCGTCACCTCTGTGTTCTCCGGGGCTACGTTGAAGGTAAGGACGCCCTTGGCCAACCATCGAAAACGTGGGGCGACCTCGGCCAGATCTGGGCAGAGATCAACATTCCTTCTGGGCGGATGTACGAAGCGGCGTCACAGATGCAGGTCACGGTCAACGCCGAGATCAACATCCGCTACCGCAAGGATGTTGTGGCGGGCCAGCACTTGGTGCACGACGGCATCTCCTACGAAATCATTGCCCCGTTGGCGACCAATCAGCGGGACATGCTCAAGCTCATGTGTAAAACGGTGAAGCCCAAATGAGCAATGGAACAATCAGCGTGACGGGTTTCGGAGAGCTTCAGGCGGACTTCGAAAGCTTGGCCAGGTCCATGGGTAATAAAATTGTGCGGGATGCCGTCATGACCGGTGCTCGTGTAGCTCGGGACAAAACTCGGGAGAAAACGCCAGTTCGCACGGGAATCCTTAAAAAGAACGTCACAGCGGTTCGACTCAAACAGTCCGATACGCCTGGTGGCGCAACGGCTGGCGTCCGGGTGAAAAAGTCCAATGGAAAGAAAGCCAAGGCCGGCGAGTCACCTTTCTATTGGAAGTTCATCGAGCAAGGCACGTCGAAAATGCCGGCTGCTCCATTCATTCGCCCTGCGTGGGACAGCAACATCGCCGAAATCGAGAAGGCCACCACTGACAAGTTGGCCGAAGGCATCGATAACGCAATCACCCGGTAACCCCAATGATTGAGAAATCCCTCATCGACAGGCTCTCGCCTCTGGTCGACGGGCGCGTTTACTTCGGCGTTGCCCCTGAAGATGCCGCGCAACCGCGACTCGTCATTCAAACGGTAAGCGGCAGTAGTGGTTTTACGCTGGCCGGCTGGGATGGTTCCAGCGAACTAACCATCCAGCTGGACGCTTGGGGCGAAAGCTTCCTACAGGCTTTGACCTTGGCTGGGCTGGCATTCGCCGCCATGACTGCCGACGGCGACGACTTCACCACCGGCAGTGCTGATCGACTGCCAGACGTTTTTGAAGATGACACCAAACTCCACAGCGTGAGCTGGGAATACACCCTGCAACCATAGGAGGCCTCATGGCCGTTCAATCCCCAACGAAAGCGAAGTTTGTCAAAACGCAGGGCACCGCTCTCAGCGTTTCCAAGCTCACCACCACTGATCCGAAAGAGGCTGGCCTGACCTGGGCGGATCTGTCGGTCACCATCAAGCAGCCGCAGTTCCAGGGCGGCCAGTCTGACGAAATTGAAGTCACGGTGCTGGCCAGTGAGGCCAAGGAGTTCACCGTAGGTCTGGCTGACAACGGCACGTTCAGCATGTCCGGCAACTGGAAAGCTGATGACGAAGCCCAGACCGTACTGCGGACCGCTCGTGACGACGGCGAACCTCGGGCGTTCAAGTCGGTATTCAAGGACGGTTCGTCCTCGAGCTTCTTGGGGCTGGTTACCCAGTTCACCTGGGACGCCGCGCCGAACGGTACGGTCAATGGCACCTTCAACGTGCGCATCACCGGTGCCGTCTCCTTCGACCTGCCGGTGATTCCGTAATGGCGAAGGTAAAAGCATCGGGGGCAATGGACCTGCGATCAATGGCGCTCGACCCCATGCGCAACTTCAAGCATGAAGCTGTGCCGGTGCCAGAGTGGGGCGGGGCAAAGGTAGTAGTCCGCGCAATGAGCGCTGGTGATTGGGTCGAATATCGTCGACGGGCGTCCGAAATCGTTACCTCTGCACGCCTCGCTGCTGGACTTACCGCACAGCCTGTCGAAGTTGAAGGTGATGGGGTTCCGCCGACGGAGCCGCTGGTGGAAATCCAGTCGTCACCACTTTATGCCTTCGTCCTGGTTCGCACCCTGTTTGACGAGTCCAACTCCCGGGTGTTCGCCGACGAGGATGTCGCCGCGGTTGCCGAGGCTTTCAGTCCTGTCCACGACCGGCTGGTGGGTAAGGCTTTCGAGCTCAGTGGTGTTGCGGCGGGAGCTGATGCAGAAGACCCGGTGGACGTTGCGGGAAACGGCTGAAGGAGGAGCCAGAGTTGGCATTTATGCTGACTCTGGCCCTCCGGCTCGGTATGACATTGCAGGATTTGCGGTCAAGGATGACTGCCGAGGAGTTGTTCCTCTGGATGGCCTACAACCAAGAGTCGCCACTCAGTGACACGCGAGGTGATATCCAGGCTTCGATCATCGCTGCATCAGTGTTTCAGGCCCAGGGTGCGAAGGTTTCGGCCGTGGACTTGTTGCCGAAGTGGAAGGTTGAACCGGAGCAAGTCGTTGATGAGGCTGTTCAGGCCGAGGAGGGAGCAGAGCTGTTCAAAGCTTTCTTGATGGTCAAGGCAAAGGAAACCTAATTAGGAAAATCTCTGATTGTAATGGTGGCGACCTGCTATATTGCGGCCAAATTTCCGGAGGGACCCATGAAAAAAGCCGTTATCGCAATGCTTCTTGGCGCCGTTGTTGCTTCTGGCTGCACCATTCGAGTCGCCGACATGACTGTCGCAAGTACCAAGAATTACAACGTAAATTCCTCGAAGTTCGTAAAAGGAAAGCGTGTCACTGGCGAGGATAACTACCCAGTAATTATCTTCCCTTTGGGTATTCCGAATATGAAGACCGCGATGGATAACGCCATCCAACAAGATAGCTGCGCGGTAGGCCTGACTGATGTCGTGATGAGCCAATTAAACCACTCATTCCTGTTCGGGATGATCGGGTTCCGCGTCGAAGGCGATTTGCTTATCGACACCTCGCGTCAGGGGTGTGCAAGCCGAGTTTAGGATACAGAGAGCTACCAGAGCCCCGCCAAGTGCGGGGCTTTTTTTTACCTGGAGAAAAGCATGGCGGGACAGACCCTTCGCTCTTTGATTGTCAGCGTGTCTGCCGAGACAAGCGCCTACCAGCGTGAAATGGCCAGAGCTGGACGCATGGGGCAGAGCTACCTTCGGACAATCACATCCGGAAATCGGGATGCGACCAGTTCGTGGCGATCTCAAGAGGCCGCCGTGCGCGCCCAGGGCGCGGCGATGCAGTCGCTTACGTCCACGGTTGGGAGTTATGCAGCAGCCATGGCTGGCGCGCTGGCAGTCGGAAATGTCATCCACCAAGCTGACGCGTGGAACCAGGTCAATGCTCGATTGAAGCAAGCCACTACAGGCACGGAAGACTTCGCTGTCAGCCAGAAGGCTTTGTTCGATCTCAGTCAGCGGACTGGAACAACTTTTTCAGACAATGCCGGCCTGTTCAGTCGTTCCGCTTCCTCTATGCGCGAGTTTGGCTATTCAACCTCTGATGTTCTTGGGGTTACAGAGGCGCTTTCTGTGGGGTTGCAGGTCTCTGGTGCAAGTTCTGAAGGAGCATCGGCGGCCATTATGCAGTTTTCACAGGCCCTTGCTCAGGGAGTGCTCAGAGGCGAGGAGTTCAACTCCATTGCGGATAGCGGTGACCGAGTTCTGCGGGCTCTTGCGGCCGGAATGGGGGTTGCTCGGAAAGATCTCAAAGCAATGGCGGATGATGGGTTGATCACCATCGATAGGCTTGTGCCGGCTTTAATTAGCCAGCTGGGCGTGCTGAACGATGAGTTCGATAAAATGCCACCCTCGGTAAGTCGATCAACGACAGCGCTGAGTAATGCCTTCCAAGCTTGGATTGGTGGCGCGGATGCGGCCACGGGTAGCACGGCCGTGCTGGCAGGATCAATAGATTTTGTCACGAAGCACATGGATGCTCTGGCCGCTTCTCTTTTGATCGCCGGCGCAGCTTATGGTGGCCTGAAAGTTGGCGAGTTGGTCAAGGGGCTGAAGGATCAAACACTCGCATTGCGAGAAGCGCAGTCTGCCGAAATCGGCCGAACCAAGGCGCAATTTGACGCAGCGACTGCCGCTGCACGTCGCGCGGCTGCCGAGGTCGTCGCTGCAGAAGCCGAAGTCGCAGCAACCAAATTTACTGACGCACATGCCGCCGCGCTCAGCCGTCTGCGCTTGGCTAGGCTCGCCGATACTCAGGCGACCATAGCGCAATCGGCTGCCCAGGCGGCGCAGACGGCAGCGACCTCGCTGGCGGGGCGAGCTGGCGCAGGGCTCCTTGGGATTCTTGGTGGGCCCGTAGGCCTTGCAGTGACGGCTGGCGCAGTGGCCGCCAGTTATCTGCTGTTCAGCGACAACAGTGAAAAAGCTAGGCAGTCGACCGTCGATTTGAAGCGCCCAGTCGAGGAGTTGCGCAAGGAGTTTGCTGAGCTTGGCAAAGAGCAGGCCCGTTATAAGTTGGGCGGAGTAATTCAACAGCAGGCTGACGCGCAGGTTGCTGCGCAGAAAGCGCTGCGGGACATCCGTGCAGCGGCACAGGGCAATGACAAATGGGGTGACACCTATAAGGCCAATCCCTTCCAGCGTGATCGTGCAGTTACGGACTTCAATCGCCGCATTGCCGCAGGGCAAGATATCGACTCGGCGAGCCAACAGCTCGTCGCGGCGATCGGTCCAAATGAGGAAATGACCAAGGCAATCAATGCCTCGTCCGCTGCCTACGGAGAAGCCGTTAAGGCCTCTGGAGACTACGGCGACGTTGCTATGATGCTCACTGGTCGTTTGAACGATGTTGCTACTGCCGCGGGGCAGGCTGGAGCAGGTCTAAAAACGATTCAAGGACCTGACCAAAAAACCATCGATGGCTGGGGCACCTACACCAAGAACCTTGTCGAGCGACTCAATTCTGTTCGTGACGGTGGTGACCTGGTTGGAGAGGTGAATCGCCGGATTGAGCGAGAAAGCGTTGATTCCAGCACTGCTGAAGGTTGGCGAATTCTGGCCGGTGCGATCAAAGGTTCAGAGGCTGCCGCCAAGGCTTCTGAGGAAGCGCAACAGAAGGCCAAAAAAGCCTCTGAAGACATACAGCGTCAGGCCGAGCAGTTAAACAGTGCTTACAAGCAAACCCTTTCAAACCTCACCCAGCAAGTAGCGCTTTACGGCGAAACAACGGAGCTGGGGCGGCTTCGTTATGACCTGGTCACCGGTGAACTCTCCAAGCTAACTGACAAAAATAAGGTGATGCTCGAAGGCAAGGCGATTGAGCTGGATGCGCTCAATGCCCGAAAGGCTTACGACGGCCTGATGTCCAGCTTGCAAACCAAAGAACAGGCACTGCTGTCGACGACCAAAGAGCGCATGCACGTGCTGGAAGCAGCGAACCGTGCAGGCAAGCTCAGCTCGGACGACTACCGTGCGGGTGCCGATGCTATCTCGAAGGCGACCGTTACTGAGGCACCTCAGTTCGGAGGTATTGACTCGTCGGTAGGTGGCCCATCCGGTGAGTTGGTGAAAATTGCCGAGGCAGAGTCTGCACTCAAAAAATGGCACGACACTCAGCTATCCATGCAGGCTGACCTGCGTGACCAGATCCTGGCCGATCAGCAGTCGACCAACGATCAAAAGCTGGCGGCAGAGCAGCAGTATCTAGATCGCGTCGTTGAGATTAACCAGACCAACCAATCCAGGCTCTCGGATATCCAGGGTGCTTACAAGGTCGCCGTGATGGGCACCTTCAGTGAGCTTTCAGGGCAAGCCGCGGACATGGTGGGCAAAATCGCCGGTGAGCAATCTGGCGCGTACAAGTCGCTTTTCATTGCACAAAAGGCGTTCGCGGTCGCTTCGATCATCATGAACGCTCAGATCGCTGCCGCCAAAGCCCCCGCCGAGCTGACCATTCTCGGCGGTATACCGGTCGGTGCCGCGTTGCTCGCTTCCGGATATGCCAATGCGGGCATGGTCGCCGGCATGGCGCTGGCTGGATTCTCCGAGGGCGGCTACACCGGCCCGGGCGGCAAATTCGAGCCGAAAGGGGTGGTGCACGGGGGCGAGGTTGTTATCCGAAAAGAAGTAGTGGATCAGCCCGGGATGAAGGATTACCTGGTTGGGCTCAACAAGCGCGGCTACGCCTCCGGTGGTTACGTAGGTAGCACGGCGGGGGTGCCTTCCTTTGCCGCTCCCCAAGTATCCACTGGTGGTGCCGGAGGTGCGCCGGAGATCCATTTGCATATAAGCGGTGACGGCTCTGGTGGCTCTGTCAGCTCGACTGAGGGCTACGAAGAACTGGGTCAGGCGCTGTTGGCGACTGTTCGTGCAGAGATGCCGAAAATTGCCCGCGGAGTAATCGTCCAGGAGAAAGGCCAAAACGGCCTGCTTGATCCAAGCAATCGGAGGAATGGCTGATGGCCGAAGTTTTCAACTGGTCACCCCGGGTCGGTTCGTCGGGCGATGACCAGCCTGACACCCTCGAATCCAAATATGGCAACGGTTACAGCCAGCGCTTGTCGGTTGGGATCAACAATGTTGCCGGCTCCTACTCAGTGTCGTTCACCGGGGGCGAAGCCTACATCAAGCCGATTCGCGACTTTTTCAAAAGGCATAAAGGGGCGAACCATTTTCTGTGGACGCCTCCTCTGGAGGTGCAGGGCGCTTTTATCACCACCGGTGGTTGGCAGCTTCAAACGCACGGCAACAAGAAGTACACCCTCAGCACCACTTTTCAGCAGGTATTCAATCCATGATCACGTTGGACGACCAAAAACTCGAGCCGGGTGCGCTGATCCAACTGATCGAGCTGGATGGTGAATCCCGGGGCATGGGCTTTTTGCGGTACCACGCTCACCAGCAATCGACGCCGATCATCTGGAAGGGCGAAACCTACCTCCCGAGACCTTATGAAACCTCAGGGTTTGGTCGAAGCATCGAGGGCAACAGCTCTTCGCCTTCATTGAAGATCAGCAACATCGACGGATTAATCACCGCGCTTTGCATTCAGTTCCAGCACCTGAGCGGGATCAAGCTGACAGTCCGCCAAACCTATGCCAAATACCTGGATGCCGCGAACTTCCCCGGTGGGAATCCAGGCGCAAGCACGATGGAACGGGTCGATATTTCGTACATCAATCAGGCCACCAGCATCAACCGAACCGAGGTGGTGTTCGCTCTGGCGCCTCCAACGGCGGTGAAAGGGCAGATGCTCCCAGCCGGGCTGATCATGAACCGGTGCGAATGGTGCTTGTGGGGGGAGTATCGCGGCGCTGATTGCAACTACACCGGCATCAAGATGTTCGACCTTGACGGTCATCCGGTCGACGACCCTGCACTGGATCGTTGTGGTGGTCGGGTCAGTGATTGCGAAATTCGTTTTGGCAAGGGCAATCCCTTGTCCTTCGGGGGAGCTCCCGGTGCCTCTCTGATTGATGGATGAGCTATGAACAAGACGCTATTGAAACAGGTTCAAGCGCACGCTGCCGAGCAGTACCCGAAGGAGAGTTGCGGCGTAGTGATCAAGGAGAACGGTCGTCGGAAGTACGTGCCATGCCGTAACGACGCGCTGACTCCAAGCGAGCATTTCATGATCAATCCAGAGGACAAATGCGCTGCCGAAGATCGCGGCGAAGTAGTGATGATCGTGCACAGTCACCCCGACGTGCCGCCGCAGCCAAGCATGGCAGACCGAGTGAGTTGCGAACTTCACGAAATGCCATGGGGCATCATCAGCTGGCCGTCCGCCGAGTACTTCGAATTCAAACCGTGCGGCTACCAGGCGCCGCTGACCGGTCGCGAATTTGGTCACGGCCTGCTGGACTGCTACGCGCTGTGCCGCGACTACTACAGTCGCGAGCATGGCATCGACCTGCCGAACTACCCGCGCCGGGATGGTTGGTGGAACGAGGGAGAAAGCCTCTACGTGAAGTATTACGAGGAGGCTGGGTTCTACCCTGTGTCTGTACCGCGCAAGGGCGACATGATCGTCATGCAGATCAACGCCGGGGCGCCAAATCACGCAGGTATTTACCTCGGTGATGGCCTGCTATCGAGTGATCCGGACCTGCATCCGGCGCCGAACACCTTCCTACATCACCGCTACAACAAGAAGTCCGCCCGCGATGTTTACGGCGGAATGTGGGCTGATCACACCGTGCTGATTCTTCGGCATCAGCGTATGCCGGAGGTTGACTGATGGCGATGAGAACGATGATCGCGGCACAGCCGTTGGTTGTGGAGGTGCTGCTGTACGGAGTACTCGGTGCAAGGTTCGGTCGTGAGCATCGGCTGGCTGTAGCTTCAGGTGCGGAGGCGATCCACGCTCTGTGCGTAACGATCCCGGGTTTCAAGCGCTTCCTGAGATTTTCCGAAGAGCGTGGTCTGACCTACGCAGTATTTCGAGGCAAACAGAACCTGGCTGGTGATGAGGTCGAAATGCGGTCGGACAGCGTTGAGCCGATTCGCATCGCCCCGATCGTAATCGGCAGTAAGTCAGGCGGCATCTTTGCCACCATTGCCGGGTTGGCTCTCATCGTTGTCGGAGCGGTCTCAGGCCAGTATTACCTGGCTGCCATTGGTGCCGGTCTGATGTTAGGCGGTATTGCAATGTCGATGTCACCGTCGCCGGCGGGCCTTCTCAATAATGAGGGCGATGGCAACAAACCCTCCTATGCCTTTGGTGGCGCGGTTACAACGACCGCACAGGGCCGCTGTAAGCCACTGCTCTACGGTGAGCGTGACATCGGTGGGGCTCTCGGCTCGGCCGGCATTTACGCGGAAGATCAGCAGTAAGGGAAACCCATGACCAAGAATGCTTCAGTGCCCGTTGCAAAACGTCGGCGCCGGCCTGCTGCTGCCCGGATTTCAGGGGCGAAAGGCGGAGAAAAAAAGCCTTATCAGCCCTACAAGGCCCCAGACAGTGCGCTGTCCATTGCTACAGTCAAGCTGCTCTACATTCTCAGCGAGGGCCCAATCGTTGGTCCGGTCGACGGACTGAAATCGGTAAAACTCAACGGCACCCCACTGATCTCTCCAGATGGAAGCGAAAACTTTCCCGGCACCCATTGGGATTTTCGTCCGGGCACAGTAGATCAGGAACACATTGCTGGCTTTCCAGCGGTCGAGAACGAAGCGTCTCAGGGGCTGCCAGTTGAATTGACCTCGAGCAATGCCTGGACGCGTGCCATTAATGATCGGCAGCTGTCGGCGGTACGCATTCGTTTGTCGTGGCCGCAGATCTGGGAGCTGAGGAGTAATGGCGATCAAGTGGGTTACCGGATCGACTACGCGATTGATCTCTCTGTCGACGGCGCAAGCTATCAGACAGTGCTTTCCGCCACGCTCAACGACAAAGGGACCACTGAATACGAGCGTAGCCATAGGATCGATCTGCCGGAAGGCTTCACCAGCGCCCTGGTGCGCGTGCGCCGATTGACAGCCAACCGGAACGACAGCAACTGGGCGGACCTGATGCGTATCAAGTCGCTGACTGAGGTCATCGACGCCAAGCTGCGTTATCCGAACTTGGCGTTGGGTGGTTTGCAGTTCGATGGCAAGCAGTTTCAGGACACTCCGAAGTTCAGCCTGCGCGCTCGTGGCCGAATCATTCGGGTTCCGAACAACTATGACCCAGAGAGTCGCACTTATGTCGGCAACTGGGATGGTACCTTCAAGCAGGCCTATTCAAATAATCCTGCATGGGTTTGGTACGACCTGCTGTTGCACCGTCGCTATGGGCTGGGTCGCCGTATTACGGCAGATATGGTTGACCGCTGGACACTGTACGAGATCGGTCGTTACTGCGACGTGCTTTTGTCGAATGGGAAGGGCGGACTAGAGCCGCGCATGACTACCAACGTCTACATCCAGGACCAGGTTGAGGGGTACGCCTTGCTATCCGATCTGGCCAGTGTGTTCCACGGCAGTAGCTGCTGGAACGGTTCGATGGTCACGATGATCGCCGACATCCCTGGCAATGAAGACGGGTACGTATTCACTCGGTCGAACGTCATTGGCGAGTTTGAGTATGGTGCTGTGGCGTGGCCAGATCGGCATACCCGGGCAAAGGTTGCCTGGGATAACCCGAGCAACGAGTTCAAGACCCAGCCGGTCGCTGTAACCAATGAGGAAATGATCGGGCCGCTTGGTCACCGCATGTTGGATGTAGGGGCTTTTGGCTGTACATCGGAAGGCCAGGCCATGCGTCATGGTGTCTGGGCGCTGAAGTCCGAGCAATATGAAAGCTGGTCGGTCAACTTCACCACCGGCATGGAAGGTCGAAACGTCGAGCCAGGCCAGATCATTTGCGTGGCTGACGAGTTGCTGTCTGGTCGCCCCAACGGCGGCAGGATCAGCGCTGCTACCAAGCGCGTGATCACTATCGACACCGATGCGCAGATCAAGGCCGAGGATCGGTTGATCATCAACCTGCCGAGCGGCAAATCAGAAGGGCGCATCGTCAAGTCGGTATTGGGTCGCCAGATTACCGTGATGGCGGATTATTCGGAGTTGCCAGCCTCAGAGTGCAGTTGGTCTGTTGAAAGTGCGGATCTCGCCGTGATGCGCTTTCGTGTGCAGACAATCGAGCCGCAAGGCCTGCATCAGTTCAAAATCTCAGCAATTCAGCATGAGCCGCAGAAATACGCCGCCATCGATACCGGTGCAAGGATCGACCCGCAACCGATCAGCATCATTCCGCCAGGTGTAATGCCGGCCCCGACAGGTATAACTATCGCGTCTCGCAGTGTGGTGTCGCAGGGGATAGCGATCAGCACTATGCGCATCACTTGGGCGTCGGTACCGGGAGCGATTGCGTACAACGTCGAGTGGCGCAAGGACAGCGGCAGCTGGATTCGCTTGCCTCGGACCGGAAATCTCGGCGCTGAAGTTGAGGGGATTTATAGCGGGCGGTATGTTGCGCGCGTCAGTGCGATCAACGCCATGGATGTTTCTTCCATCTGGGGCACCAGCAACGAGGTTGTGCTCAAGGGCAAAGTGGGGCTGCCACCGGCGGTGTCATCGCTGACCGCGACAGCGTTGCTGTTTGGCATTCGCCTGAAGTGGGGCTTCCCGGCAGGTGCCGAAGACACCCAGCGCACGGAGCTCTGGTATGGCCCGGCCAACAACCTGGGCGCAGCAACGAAGCTGGCAGACCTTGCCTACCCGCAAAGCGAGTATTCGATGCAGAGCCTGCTGGCCGGCGCGAGATTCTTCTTCTGGGCGCGCCTGGTAGACCGGACCGGCAACATCGGCCCGTTCTATCCAGTGGTAGCCGGCGTGATGGGGCAGGCCAGTTCTGAAGCCGGCCCGATCCTGGACCTGATCTCCGGCCAGATCACCGAGTCCGAGCTTGGCGAGCACCTGCTGGGTGAAATCGACAAGATCTCTGGCGACGGACCGGAATCAGTAAATGGTCGAATTGATGCGGCCAAGGAGGAGCTTCAGGACCAGATCGATGGCATCACTGATGCACTGGAATACGTCCCGACGAAAAGCTACCTGAAAGACGACAACGTGCGCGGCGGCCAGCGCCTGTATACCGCCATCAAGGCCGTGCCTGCCAACGCCGGCGGGGCCAATGCGCCGCCTAATTCGACCTACTGGCTCGACATCGGCGGCATCGTGACGACGGTCAACGCCCAGACTGTGCAGATCGATAAAAACACGAGCGACATCAGCACGGTGGACGGCAAGATCACGGCGACATCGTCTTCCCTGCAATCACTGCAGGCGTCCTACCGGGATGAGGATGGGGAAGGGGACTTGGCCGGGGCGCTGAGTGGGTGGGACAGCGCCGCGAAATTTGCGGAGGAAGTGCGAACCCGCGCTACGGAAAGCGAGGCAACGACCATCCACCTGACCACGCTCGATGCGCAGGTCGCAGGTAACCAAGCCGGAATCCGTACTCTGGAGACGGTGCTGGCTACCGACCGCATTGCATCAGCGAGCCGCCTGGAGTTGTTGAGTGCAAAGGTTGGCAGCAATACTGCCGACATCGGCTTTGAGTCCGAGGCCCGCGTTGGGGCTGATGACGCGATCGGGAGAAGGATCGATACGATTGACTTGGTGGTCGACGACCACAAGGCAAAGATCAAAGCAGTACAAGACGCTCAGGTTGATGCCGACGCGGCGGTGGCTTCGATGCGGACAACCGTCGAGGCCGTTTACACGGCCGGGCGGGATGATGATGCGGAGGGCGATCTAGCTGGAGCGTTGCAGGCGTGGGGATCTACTGCGAAGTTTGCCGAGGAAACCCGTGTCAGGGCTGATGGTGATACAGCCCAGGCACGGCGCTCGGAACAGCTGGAGGTAGCTATCGGCAGTACGAACGCAGCCGTGCAGACAGTCAGTGAGGCGGTGGTATCGCTTGACGGCAAGGCCCGCACGATGTGGTCGGTAAAAATGCAGCTGAACAGCCAAGGTCAGTACGTGGCGGCGGGCATCGGCCTGGGCATTGAGAACGGGCCGGCTGGATTGCAAAGCAAGTTCCTGATTAGCGCCGATCTGTTTGCCGTGGTTAACGGCATCAACGGCACGTTGTCATCTCCGTTTGCTGTCACTGGCGGGCAGGTGTTCATGAACTCGGCGTTCATTCAGGACGGCACCATAACTAACGCCAAGATTGGTCAGTCCATTCAATCTGACAACTACCAGTTAGGTGTGCAGGGTTGGGCGATCAACAAGAATGGTGGCTTTGAAATGAATGGGGCCAGCGCAGGTGGCAGGATGCAACTTACACCAACCTCTTTGAAGTTCTACCACCCTAACGGGATACTCGGTATCGACTTGAGCCTATAGCAATGACGGGGATCACACTCAGAAACGCGGCGAATCAAGTTTTGCTTGATATGACCATGTTTATTAGTCAAACGCAGGGTTCGGTCGATACAGGAGCTGTGAATGGTGGTGCTACCATTCCAGCTCCACCGGCAGGGAAAACTCAATACTTTATTGTTGTTCCGCTTGTTACTACTGGCGTGACAGGAAAGTTGCCGGGTGTGACTTTGTCAGGCAACGCACTGTCTTGGTCTTATTCTTACGCTACCAATGGTTGGGGGTTCTTCTCGGCTAATGCACGAATCTACTATGGGTACTACTAATGCCGCTCGTGAATAAAGTAGATGGAGCACTTTTGTTCGATACTGACAAAATTACTTACGGGTTGGTTAAGAGTGGATATCTGGCGTATAGCTCGTCCTGGACCCGGCGGCTTCTAAAGTCGGCCCAGCTAGACCCCACGGATGGGGCCAACTGGACAGCCTCGACATCGGTCAACGATCCATCTAGATATGATCAGATGTGGAGCTTCACTGTAACCAACGCTAAGTCACCAATCGTGTTTATAGTTGGTTCTGGCTGCTTGAATGGGAGCACTACATCAGGATCTAGCATCACATATCACTACTCCAACGCCAGTGCGAGCACCAAGTTTTACTGCTTTGATTTGATGGCCGATAACATTGTCGGATCGCCTTATCTGAAAACATACAACTCTTCCGGTCAAATCACTTTTAACTCGCTTCAACCGCCATTGAATGTGATCGGAACATATCAACCACCGGGGCCAACAGCACCGTCAGGAGCATATGGTGTGCAACTCGCTTACACCGGTGGGTATGCGGCGGAGAGAATGACAACAGTTGATCCGCAGACGGTTAAACAAGACTGCCGCTTTGATGTCGCTTTAACCGCGGGTATTGAGTACGCAGTGTACTTGCCTTGGTCTAGGGGGGCATCGACTGTGGATACTCATTCAAGTTCACCATGTCGTTACGCTGTTATTGAGGGGGCGTATGGACGCGTGGGTGGAATTAGTTTTCTGTTCGGTGCATCTGGTGGAACAACTGTCCAGTCCGGCGTGGCTCCTGCGCCTGGTGGTTGGTACAACGTGCCAACTGACAGGTACCCCGTAGCTCTCATTATCACAACTGCAAATCTCCCATTTCCCTTCGGATAAGGAACAGCCATGCCCTGGTACAGATCAGGAACAGTCGCCGTCACCAGCGGCAGCACCACCGTGACCGGCACCGGTACATCCTTTGCCGCCAACGCGCGCGTTGGTGACGCATTTCAAGGCCCGGATGGGCGCTGGTACGAAGTCTCGAACATTGCCAGCACCACGGTGCTGTCGATTCTCCCCGCCTATCAAGGTGCTACCGCTCCTGCCGGGGCGTATTCATTGGTGCCGGTACAGGGTTACGTGAAAGAGTCCGCCGACCGCCTGCGGCAATTGGTCGATCAATGGGGCGCGACGTTGGCCGGGCTCGGCGCGGTCTCTGTCGAAAACGTGGTGCCCGTAGCAAAAGGCGGGACGGGTGGCAGTACTCAGGCTTTGGCCCGTTCCGGCTTGGGCTTGGGCGCCGCTGCGGTCGCGGCCATTCTCGGAACCGTCTCGCAAGGCGGCGGCGTACCTTCCGGCGCCATTTTTGAAAAGGTGGTGAACGCGAACGGTGAGGCTACGAAATTTGCAGACGGCCGGCTGATTTGCACGGGGCCGATTGCGGACTTCGCAGTGGCCGCCGGTGCCATCGCGACGGTGTCGCCGCTGGGCGTGTTCCCAGTGCTGTTTGCCGACACCACCTACACCTATCAGGCCTTTGGCACACCTCAATCAAGTCTTGATGTGTATGGCTACATCACAGATAACTCAAGGGCCAACTGGTCTTGCAAGGCGGTTTACCGAAATGGTCCGACCGCTCAAACAATCTCCGGTGGCCGGTATTTAGCAATAGGAAGGTGGTTCTGATGATCATCAAGCTTTCACCGCAGGGCGGCCGGGCGCCGCTTTCAGTTCAAAAATCCGGCGATGTGCTGATCATCAACGGGGAGTCGTTCGACTTTCGGCAACTGCCGGAGGGTGCGGTTCTGCCCTGGTCGGCGGTTCACTGCCAGCATGTGGTGGGTGATGTGACCCGTCGCAATGGGGATCTCATTATCGCCCTGGGGATTCCTTGCGACGCGGATTCCAGTATCGCGGTCCGCTTCCCCAGCGACATTGTTAACTCACCCGATGGTGAAGTGAGGCTTCCAGAATGAACATCGACTTCAGCCAAATGATCACCGCCGAGCAGCAGCAGGAAGATCGCAAGAATGCGGTGCTTGAAGCTGCGCTTAATGCGCGTCGCACCGCTTACCTTGCCGAGTCAGATCCGTTGCGCTTGGAGGCTGACTATGACGCGCTCTCCCAAGGCCTGGAGCCTGACTACACCGCGTGGCTCGCCTCGGTGGCCGCCATCAAAGCCCGGTACCCGTTGCCGGTGAGTGCCGAAGCGTCCGAGTCCAACGAAGCCTGAGTGCCAAGCGCACACCAAGGCCCGCCAAGTGCGGGATTTTTTTTGCCCGGAGAAAAGTGATGACCGTATCCGAGAAAGACCGCGACATCCTCGCTCGCACGTTGTGGGGCGAAGCCCGCGGCGAATCCCTGGCCGGCCAGATCGCCGTGGCCTGGACCATCTGCAACCGGGTGAACGACGGCAAGACCAAGTCGTGGTGGGGGGAGGGCTATGCCGGCGTGTGCCAGAAGCCTTACCAGTTCAGCTGCTGGAACAGGAACGACCCGAACTTCGCCTACCTGAGTGGCGCTAAGAAGATTCCTTTTCGTGAGCTCGCGCAGGCGCGGATTGCCGCTGACCAGGTGGTCGATGGAAAGGTGCCGGATCCTACCGGCGGTGCCACGCACTACTACGCGACCACCATGCCCAAACCGCCAGTCTGGGAGAAAGGTGCCAAGCAGACGCTGGCGCTCGGTCACCACGTGTTCTTTAAGGATGTGCCATGACCGCTTTCAGCAGATTGTCTCCTGTTTTGGCTACTGCCGAGGAAGGCAGCCTTTGGTTCGAGTGCCCGGGCTGCACGATGATGCATCGAGTCATGCACGGTCCCGGACCAAGTCCGCGCTGGGGCTGGAATGGGAGCGTCGATAAGCCGACCTTCACCCCTTCGGTGCTGGTGCAGTACCCCTGGTCTGATGGTGATCGTGTCTGTCACTCGTTCGTCACCGATGGCCGTATCCAGTTCCTGGGCGACTGCACCCACGCTCTTGCTGGCCAGACCGTAGACCTTCCCCTTTGGGAGGATTAACCATGACGCCAACGTCGATGAAACTGATGCTGGCCGGACTGCTGGCATTGGTGCTGGCCACAGCCGGTGGTGTATGGAAGGTGCAGGACTGGCGCTACGGTGGCCAGCTCGCCGCTCAAGCGCTACTGCACCAGTCCGACCTGAGCATCCTCAGCAATGCTGCCGCCACTCAGATCCGCACCGATCAGGACAAGCGCTTGGCGCTTGAGCAGCGCCTGTCGGTCAGCGAACAATCCCACTATAAGGAACTCAGCGATGCTCAAACGAACCAGGCACGCCTACGCGATCGCCTTGCCACTGCTGATTTGCGGCTGTCAGTCTTACTCGACGCCACGGGTTCAGCCGATGGTTGTGCAGTGCCTGCCGGTACCGGCGCCGGCGGCGTGGTTCATGGAGGAGCGCGCGCCCGACTTGACCCAGCGCATGCTCAACGAATTGTCGCCATCACCGACGCCGGCGACCAAGGACTGATCGCGCTGACCGCATGCCAAGCATATGTTAAGGCATTGTCGAATTATTAACCAAGTACGTTGTAATTAAGGTTGGGTGTGAAATCGATACCCCACTTTAATGAAATCATCTCTCGGGCGGCGCTGATAGCTTCACTAGCTTTTTCTGCGGTTAATACAATTTTAGTAACGTGAGCGATATTGTTTCTGTTCTTGCGGACTTTTGTAAGCGTTTCGTAGGTGTCGAAAGTTATCACTCCGAACAATTCAAGCATTTGAATTGTTTTGCCTGCTTCAAACGAGCTGCCGGTTAGGTCATCATACCGGACGCGATTTATGCGAGATCTGCCAGCCGAGATTTCAGTGTCGAGCGATTCTAGATGGGATTTCCACAAGCTATTAACTATGGATTCGATGACAAACCAAGCCAGTATTATAGAGGTGTCGTAGTTTCCGATCTTGTACTCAGAAATGCTTTTGGCGATGGATGTAAAGTGATTGATTGATCCTTCTTTTGAAAAAACACTAAATAACTGATTTGCGGCGTAATCAATGGCGTCGAAAGAAACTACAAAGCGATCAGATATTCTCTTGTCGAGGTCGAGCGAGTCTTGAATCTCATAGTCGCTCAGGTGTCGACCGCTAAAGAGGTTTGCAGTAATGCCTGTATTTGGGAGTCCAGCTGAGGCGAATTTTCCATCCTTGAATGACATTCTAAGCATTTCGTGTGTAGTTACTTCGCGATAGTTAAAGAATGCTCGCTGGTCTACTGTGATTGCTGCTGAGTCAAGGAATAAGCAGAAGCAGTTTAAGTAATTAGTGTAAGTTTTTGCGCGTGCTACCGATTCATTTATGTTGACTCTGTTTTCGGCGTGGTATTGCCGCTCTTCTTCTGCAATTGACGAAATTCTTAATAAGATTAGGCCGTCTCTATCAACTCTTAAAGTGGCTTCGTTTGTGGATTTTTCATACGCCGCCTTAGTCATGATGTCGTAAAATTTATGCGGATGAATCCAAGTGTTATATGGAAAATCTATTTTTTCGCATGCCCAAAATGGATCGGATGTATAAAACCCAGCAAAACGTTCCATTGAAACCTCTTAATCCTTAGGGGTATACGAGATTTATATATCCCTATCCGACTGATCGTCCAGTCTTACGCCTGTATTGCGGTAGGCCGCCGAACATTAATTGCGCCTTAATAATAGACTGAGCTTATTTAACAAGTCGATCAGCGTGCGGCTGTTTATCCATGAGTTCTTGAATTCGCGAATACAGGAAGCTGATCTGCTTGCCTTTCGCCATCAGCTCCCAATTGGATTTTGTCTCGATATCGGTGGCCCGTCGGTTTGCTTCGGCTGCTTCCGTCTTGGCGCTTGTGAGCTGAGCCCGTAGCGAATCCCGTTCGCTTGCCATCTCTGCGTGCATTTCAACGAGCTTGAAGATCTTCTCCCGGCCCTGGCGCAGTTGCAGGGTCAGCTCCTCAAATTCGTTCTCATACATCCGCAGCTGATGTCGGCAGGTTTCAAGCGGTGTCGGGTTGCCGAGCCAGTCGGTGGTGTCTTCGATTTCGTACGGGTGCATGTCCAAGCCTTGGTGATGCTGTTTATATATACAGTAATCGAGGTGCGGCTTTTCCGCGAGGGGGAGGCGACGGAGAGTGGTTTCGAGTGGCAGAACGCCGGAGAGGTCTGGGCCAATTCTTGGGCCAATTTTTCGGGAAAGGGCGGAGCGGGGCGGGGAAGTCTTTGGGGTTGGGCCCTTGAATTCAAAGGCCAAACCCCCGCGTAACCCCGGGTTGACGTCACAATTAAATGTCGCGGTTACAGTCATTAATACTCGAAATCTTCAATCACGATTTCGGTTTCTGAAATAAATTCAATAATATTTGGCAGGTTCAAAGATGTTTCAAATTTCGAAATGTCCAGATCGACAAAGCAAAATGAAGCAGTTTTTCGAATAAACTCTAAAAAAGAAATTAACGCAATTGCTGCCCGCCTATCATGATCAATTTCCTCATTAACTTTAGGGAAGTTGTACATGTAATAAGTTCCTTCTTTCACTGAAAGTTGGATGCGTACCGTCTCTGAATGTCTGAAGTTAAAGATATACTGTAGCTTGGTCAGGATTTGAAATGCGGCGAGAACAGCTTCTTCCGTAGGTGGTCCGTTTTTTATATTGAAAAGATCGGCCATTTTGGAAATAGATTCCTGTGAGTCTACCCAGATTGCTTGATTTATATCTGATGCCCATTCAAAACTCTCAAAGCCGTTTTTTGGAAACGCAGCATGATAGAGCGCCCCCGAATCGACATTGCATTTTACACCTTTGTGTTCTAGTCCAATAACCACCCCTTCCATGTGTTTTATAAAGCCTTCACGATGCTTAAGGAAATTACCGAATCTATTGTTGTTTACAGCTTCTTCATACTGTCGGAACGACATTGATATTTGAATTGCAGTCTCGTGGGAGCGATGAAGTGTGGCAATAATGGCGGCAGCAGGAATAGACGTTCCAGCTATGGTGATAGGCATTTTGTAAAGCTGAAAAAAGTAACCCCAGCACTCAGAAGAAAAGCAAAAGCTTATACTTGGCGACGAAAGAAAAATAGTGGTGGCTACCAAGGTTGCCAAAAGCGCTGGAATTAACATAGCAAGCCAAAAATACAACGAGTGAGATAATTTCTTGTGATTAGTTATTTGTGTGTCGTTTATCATGTTGGGCACTTCGTTAGTGTTTAAGTGGCGCGAAAAATGTGGTGGGCAAATATTCAT